GTACACCACATGGTATGAATATGTTCTATAAAATATGGACAGATGCAGAGGAAAAACGAAATAGTTATATACCTATCGAGGTTCATTGGTCAGAAGTACCAGGCCGTGATGAGAAATGGAAGAAAGAAACTATTGCGAATACAAGTGAACAACAGTTTAACACAGAGTTTGAGTGTGAGTTTCTAGGTTCTATAGATACTCTGATATCTCCATCAAAACTAAGAGTTCTTGCATACAAGAAACCTATACAATCTAATGCTGGTGTTGATGTCTTTGAACACCCAATACCAGAACACACATATATCTTAACAGCTGACGTTGCACGAGGAACATCAAATGATTACTCTGCGTTTATTGTTTTTGATGTCACTTCAGTTCCTTATCGTATTGTTGCGAAGTTCAGAGATAACGAAATAAAACCTTTATTGTTTCCACAAAGAATACATCAAATTGCAAAAGCATACAACCAATCGTTTGTTCTTATAGAAGTCAATGACATTGGAGAACAAGTTGCAAACGCAATGCAGTATGATATGGAATACGATAATATGATTATGGCATCTATGAGAGGTCGTGCTGGACAAATACTTGGTGGTGGATTCTCTGGTGGTAGAGCTCAATTAGGTGTGAGAACAACGAAGGCAGTAAAAAGTATAGGGTGTTCCAATCTAAAACAACTTGTAGAAGACAACAAGATAATCATAGAAGACTTTGATACAATCAACGAACTGTCTACCTTGATTGTAAAGGGTTCATCATTTGAAGCAGATGATGGTTGTAATGATGATATGGTTGCGTGTTTGTTTATCTTTGCGTGGTGTACAGATCAAACTTATTTTAAGGAACTTACTAACAACGATATACGAGAACAGATGTACAGAGAGAACCAAGATCAACTAGAACAAGACATGGCTCCTTTTGGATTTGTAGTTAATGGTTTAGAAGATGAAAACATAGGTGAAATGGTAGATGAGTATGGTACTAGATGGAGTCCTATAGTAAGAACATATGAGAACGATTGGTGATTAAAAGTCCATGTGTTAAAATCTGCAAACTTATAGATAGTGTGTGCATTGGTTGTTATAGAACAACTGAAGAAATAACTATGTGGTCAAAATACACAAACGAACAAAGAGAAAGTATTACTAGAGAAATTCAATCAAGTCGTTGTCAAGTTTTATCCAACAATTAGAACAAACAACTTTACATTCATTCATTAACTTATGAATCTCTTTTCTGCTTTCATTATTAGTTCCAACTCGTTTTGATTGTTTACGAATTTCTACATCATGAGGATAGAGTTTAAGACATATTGTTTCACTCTCTCCACAATGAGTGCAACATTGGTCTGATAAACTATTGTTTAACCATTGCACACGTTTTCGGTAGTTCCTACGAGCTACTTTTTTGATGGTTTCTTTATACTTTTGGTAATGTGTTTCCATATTATTATTTATAAGTTTTGGAACATATAAAAGGGAGTTTTTAGAAACTTAATTTTTATAAATACAAGTAAATAAAGAATAACACTCATACAAGGAGCAAAAATCATGTCATTTTTAGTCTCACCTGGCGTTCACGTTAGGGAAATAGATTTAACGAATGTCGTTCCAGCTGTTGCAACATCTATTGGTGCAATTGCAGGCGCATTTGAAAAAGGCCCAGTTGGTTCTGTGACAACTATTACGTCAGAAGAACAATTGGTACAAACATTTGGAAAACCACAAAATACTGGTAATCAATTTGAAACATTCTTTTCTGCATCAAACTTTTTACAGTATGGAGATAATTTAAAAGTAGTAAGAGCAGAAAGTGGCATTTTAAATGCTGGTGCAAACTCTGGAATACTTATCAGAGATGATGATCATTATCAAGCATCTTTTGAAGATGGTTCTGGTTCTCATGGAGAGTGGGCCGCAAGGACTGCTGGAACTCATGGTAACGGAATTGGTGTAGATATCTGTGGTGGTAAAAGAGCATTTAAACAACCACTTGGAACACTTAATCTAGTAAATGGTGCTGGTGCAGTTGGTGACTTATCAATAACAGTTGATGACCAAGATGCATCAAACGCTGTAATCGCAGTAAGTGATATCATTTCTTTCCAAACAAATAACTCTGTTACTGCTCTTGTAAATGGTGCAATCACAGTTGCAACTAAAAACTTAGTAGTTGATGGAAACTCTGGTACTGCTGCCGTTGGACAACGAGTAATTGGTGCTGGTATATCAGATGGTGGAGAAGTTGTTAAAATTGTAACAGTAACTTCACAAACTGCATTGATACTTGATAAAGCAATTATAGTTGCAGATAATGCGCCTCTTGCATTTATAACAGATGTAAATGTAGAATCTAAAGGTGAAGAATATGAAGTAACTTCAATTTCATCTGAAGTTTTAACAATTCGTTTGTTAGATGATCCTGCTGGTGCTGGTTTACAGTCTGTAATACCAGACAACTCATTTATCACAAGACGTTGGAGATTTTCTGACTTATTTGATGATGCGCCTGGAACATCTGCATATGCTACTGAAAATGCTCGTGGAGAACAAGACGAACTTCATGTTGCAGTATATGATACAACTGCTGATATCACAGGATTTGCAGTAGGTGTTGCTGGACAAAGAACAGCTGCAGTAATAGAAGTATTTGCAAATGTGTCAAAGAACCCATCTGCAAAAACAGCACAAGGTTCTAATAACTATTATTCAGATGTTATCTTTGCACAATCAAGGTTTATCTACTGGACAGACCATCTTGCTGCTGGTTCTAACTGGGGAACAGATATTGCATCTGGTACAGATTATACACTAGTAAGTGGTATTGATATTTCTACATTAACTGGTGGAACAGATGACTATTCAACAACTAATGGTGAAATAGTACTTGCATATGATAAGTTTAAAGATACAGAATCATTAGACATTAACTTAGTTATAGGTGGTTCTTCAAGTATTGCTGCTGATACAGAAGGAAATATGGACACTCATGTAACAATGATTACAGCTCTTGTGGAACTCCGTAGAGATTGTGTGGGATTTGTTTCTCCATATCGTGCTGCGACAGTCGGTATTGCAGATTCACTTACAGCAACTAAAAATGTTGTAGATGGTTTCAATACTTGTCCAAGTTCATCATATATGGTTTTCGATAGTGGTTACAAGTATATGTACGATAAGTATAGTGATGTATTTAGATTTGTTCCATTAAACGCAGATATTGCTGGACTTTGTGCATTTACAGACTCAATTGCAGATAGTTTCTTTTCTCCTGCTGGATTTAACAGAGGAAATATTCGTGGTGCAGTTAAGTTGTCTTACAACCCTCAAAAGGCTGAAAGAGATCAACTTTACAAAGCAAGAATTAATCCTGTAGTTAACTTTCCAGGCCAAGGTGTGGTTCTTTTCGGAGACAAAACTGCATTGACAAAACCAAGTGCATTTGATAGAATTAACGTAAGACGATTATTCTTACTTCTAGAAAAAGCAATTGCGACTGCAGCCAAGTTTCAACTCTTTGAGTTCAATGATGAATTTACAAGAGCTCAATTCAGAAACTTAGTAGAACCTTTCTTGAGGGATATTCAAGGTAGACGAGGTATTACTGATTTCTCTGTAGTTGCAGACGGAACAAACAATACTGGAGAAGTTATTGATAGAAACGAATTTATTGCAGATATTTATATCAAACCAGCAAGGTCTATCAACTTCATCACACTTAACTTTATCGCTGTGAGAACAGGGGTCGCATTTACTGAGGTAGGAGGTTAATCATGGGAAACATAGATGACTTTAAAGCAAATCTAATTGGTGGTGGTGCTCGTGCTAACCAGTTCAGAGTAACATTGACACCACCATCTGGTATTGCAATTGGACTTGATGTTCGTAGAACTTCATTTCTTGTAACTGCAGCACAATTACCTTCATCTGTCTTGACTGAAATTCCAGTACCATTTAGAGGTAGAAACATCTATCTTACTGGTGACAGGCCTGCTCCAGAAACTTGGGATGTAACAGTATATAATGATACCGACTTTATGATAAGAAACGCAATGGAATTATGGCAAAATGGTATTAACAGTTATGTTGATAATACTGGAGTTATTTCTCCATCTGATTATCAAACAGACTTGACTGTTGAACAGTTGGATAGAGATGATACAGTTTTAAAGAGTTATATCTTTAGAAATGCATATCCTCTAACAGTTGCTGCGATTGAATTGACTAATGATGAAGCAACTGCGATTGAAACTTTTGAAGTCACTTGGAGATATCAACACTTTGAGCCTTCAGGCGTTAGTTTCTAACCTACTAAATAGAAGACATTAGTAGGAGATATTATGGCGGAATTATTTGGTTTCAAATTTGAAAAAATAAAAGACTCTGGCTCTCAAGAGAAGTTTACTGAACCTAGTTCAGAAGACGGAACTCTTGAGATTGCTGGTGGAGGTTTCTATTCACAACTTCTAAATACAGATGGTCGTGAACGAACTGAAATGGATTTGATTCGTAGATATCGTGATATTGCACAACAACCAGAGTGCGATAGTGCGATTGAGGATATTGTCAATGAGGGTATTGTTGCAAACGAAAGAGATCAAGCCGTTGCTATCGAACTCGAAAGACTTATGTATCCTAAAAGAATTAAAGATAGAATCAGAGAAGAATTTGATACAGTCTTAGAACTTCTTAACTTTGATACAAAAGGTCACGACATATTCAGACGTTGGTATGTTGATGGTAGACTGTATTACCATAAAGTTATAGACCAACAAAATCCAAGAAAAGGTATCCAAGAACTAAGATACATAGACCCTAAAAAGATTCGTAAAGTTAAAGAAATAAAAAAGGTCAATAAAAAAGGTACTAGTATAGAACTGATTGATGCCGTAAGTGAATAC